CCATACTGCTGAACAATTGCGAGTTTGCATCCGAGTAACCAACAAAGCACCTTGCTTTTTCAATGCGATACGTTGAGGGTTACACATCCATGCCGTTTTGATTTCACCAATGCGAGTATTCTTTTCCTTGAATTGAGCATTAGTCTTATCGTACTCAATACCTTCCATAAAGTCATGTAAAGATTGAGCTTCTTTGATTTGATCTTGCGATAAGTTTAACTTATCATTCTTACTTGCATTAGTGATTTGCTTTTGCGTAAACTTGTTTGTTTTCATGATTCAATACCTCATTAAGAGTTTGAAAGATGGAAGCAACTGTTGCTCCCTACAATAGGATATGTAGACATCGGGTAACCTATTGTTTTTTAAGTCTTTCAGGCACAATGCAGACACAGATACCCATAACTGTATATAAATCAATGGCTTCAGGGGATTATCAGCCCCATGCACCCCCCATGCCCCCAAGTAGGAGTCCCATGAACCAACCAGATTGTTTTTATATATGGGTTGTCTGCCAGACATTTTTTGCATTTTTTCAGAATTGAGTTTTGCGTGGGGGTATGCGAGTTCACATAGAGTTCACAATGAGTTCGCAGGGGGAAATCTTTTTTTTATAAAACTATTGACAATTGATTATCCGATCATTAGAGTTAATATCACTAGCCTACCACTTGCACGAACGGAGTGAGGCGAATGTACTTCCCTAACCAATCACAAGGACTTAGGGGGTAAGGACTACGGTGTAAGCCAAGTTAAAACCTGTTGCGGAGTAGAAGCGAAAGTGCCGACAATCCCCGACAGGCTTGCAGGTAGAACCCAAAGGGGGGTAGCTACTGCGAAAAAAGACAAACCCTATGTGTGGCACTTGTTTGCCTAAAATAGCTGACAACCCTTCGGGTGGAATACTCGGTGAAAAAAGACATTCACCTCGTATTAGTGAGATTGAATATGTCAGAAGGAATACTTGCTTTCTTAATTTTTATTTTATTTTTTTGGTGGCTATATAGATGATTAAATTGATAGCATTAACAGGAGCAGCAGGCTCTGGTAAGTCTACTGTTGCGAAGCATTTAAGTAATCAACAAATACCATTTGCAAGAACAAAGTTTAGTGGTACATTGAAGAAGATGCTCATGCAGATACCCAATGTCACAATTGACATGACAGAGGGTGAGTTGAAAGAGGAACCACAGGAGTTGTTTGGGGGTAAGACTCCTAGAGAAGTAATGCAGACCTTGGGTACGGAATGGGGTAGAGACTCTGTTTATTCCAAGATATGGTTAGATTCTTGGGAGAGGTCTATTTGTGACTTGACTTATATTGTAGTAGAGGATTTAAGATACCTCAACGAAGCTGAACTGGTAAAGAGAAGGGGTGGTCAAATCTGGAGAATTAAAAGGCCGGATTACAAATGCAACGGTCATATTTCTGAGACTGAGATGGAAGGCATTGACCCAGACCTTACAATTAGAAACAATGGTTCGGTAGAAGAACTACATGCCATGATCGACAGTATATTAATACCTTGGTCTGGCGAAGATATAGAGCCGGGTTATGTCAGAAAAAATAGTAATAGAAAATGAATACATTGTAAGATTGTTATCCGACTTGTTGCAAACCAACAAGAGAATACTTGAAGTTCAAGCTGAATCTCAGAAGACAACTGTTGAAATTGTACTCGCATTGCGTGAACTCACGGAAAGCATCCAAGAGATTGCGTACAAGATGCCTTATTTTGAATGAATATTTGTAGAAAAATAAGCTTGCATCTGTCCGTTTATTTTTACTTGTGGTGCTTCAAATGGAAGATGTCAGCCTTCAGGAGGACATTGATAAGTTTTGCGCAAGATGCAAAACGCTTGTTCCTGTAAGTAATTTCCATAAGGACAAGGGAAATAGGGATGGGCTTAAGTATGCCTGTAAAGATTGCGTAAGGATTTACCTATCTGCCCGATATAAGAAGAATAAAGCTGAAGCAAAAAAGAATGGAACGTGCATGTGTTTCGGCTGTAAAAAACAGGTTGCTTTAGGTGCCTGTTACTGTACCGACCATTTTTTTTGGAATTCGGCCCACGGCACCCTGAAGAATTCCTCTTTGTGGCAAGACATAAAGAAGTTAGCCGAGAAGCAGAACTACATATGCCCATTAACTGGTGACAAGTTGATAGCAGGGGTGAATATGAGTCTTGACCACATCAAACCATCCAGTAAGTACCCTCATTTATTACAGGATTTAAACAATTTGCAATGGTTGTCCAAGTGGGCAAACCTTGCCAAGCATAACTTGGATGTAAAGGTATTTATAGCTAACTGTGTTAAAGTAGCCAAGGTGTATATGATTGAAAAAGATAACTGTAAAAATAAAGAGGGTTGCCTATAGAAAGGGCGAACCATACTTTTATATACTCTGGAATTTGTTTTTAGGTGGGAAGAAATTCAACCAGCATGGGGCTAATTTTCCGTTCAGCATGTCATGAGAATACCGAGATTAAAAAAATGGGGGATGTATTATGTTGAATGGAATGATACACTTATAAGGAGTGATTGGACAGATGATGATACAGATGACTTTCTTAAAGACCCACCGACTGTAAGATTTATGGGGTGGTATATGAAACGTGATAAGGAGTCATTAGTATTCGTAATGCATTGCGATATACCGCCAGGTAAAGTAGTAGGTGAAAGAATAAAAGTGCCAAAAGCAATGATTAAATCTATAAGAAATCTGTCTTTTAAAGATTGACGGATTTATCTTTATTGACAAACACCCTAAACTATGCTTTTTACTATCATATGAGTATAAACTTTGATAAGCTAATCAACAAGTTAAAATCTCTAATGGAATCATATTTCAACGGTAGCATTACTATACACTTTTCAGAGGGCAACCTAATGAAAGTGGAAATAAAAGAAGTCACTAGAAATTTGTAGATTTTAGCCTACCTGATAACTAGACGGCTGATGTGCAAGGCTTGATTGCCTATGCGTATCAGTCTTTTTTTTTGGAATAACATGGCAAAAGAATTAAGCGAGAATCAGATATCTGGTGGTACACCAGCACGAAGCGAATTGGAGGAACATAAGGAAACATCTCAGCAGATGTCCCCTTCTCCTGCCAAGCTTGCCAGTGGTGACAAGATTAAAAGACCTCCCGAAGCTGACTTTGTACCGCCAATTGACGAGAGGGTTGATGTAGCCCACTTGTTGAATTTTCTACAGGAGTCCGTCCAAAGCTCTGTGGATTCTAGGAGTGATTGGCAACAGGGTCTTGAGACTTGGTACAAACAATATAAGGGTATCCTAAAACCCAAAAATTTTCCTTGGGAAGGTTGCTCCAATCTTCATATTCCAATTACAGGTATCATTATTGATACCTTGGTTAGTCGAATGATTAATCCCATATTCGGGACACAGCCGTTTGTAACGGCTAGGGGGGTAAGCGAAACTGTTCCGCAGCAACCCTTACCCAATGGGGGGAGCGATGCCCCCCATACCATATCTGACAATGAGAAGGCACATGATGTCGAGAACATGCTTGATTTTGTGCTGACAAAACGTATTGGCGTTTATGCCAAGGTACAGGATTGGATCAGGGAAACCTTCATTTATGGTCGAGGCATAATGAAGATTGTCTGGCGTAAGGATGTACGCAAGTATACTAGAAAGCTGAATCGTGAACAGGTAGAAGAAGAGGTAGCCATATTCCAAGACAGGGTTCAGTCAGGTCATGCAACTGCTCCTATTCTTGAGTTCCTAGACCAGATGCTTTTTATTGCGGAAGCTAATGATTGGGATAAGAAACCGTTTGTAAGTATTGAGAGGGAAGAGGTTACCTATAATAATCCTGATTGGGTATTTATTCCTATAGAGGATTTTGTATATCATCCGAGGGCGATTGATATTGCGTCTTCTCCTTATGTAGCTCACAGGTTCAGGCGTGATTACGATGAGCTTTTAAAAGCACAGGATGCAGGGGTTTATAGTAATGTTGACTTACTCAATCCTATGGGTGGTGGTAATGAAAGTACGATTATTTCTTCTCATGGTGAAAGCCTGTTGAAAGATGTTCAGACTCTTGAGGAAGGTTACCAAAATGTAGGGCAGGAATCTGATGATAAGCTTGAAGAAATAGAACTAATAGAATTTCATGGGAAGTACGACATAGACAATGATGGAAGGATGGAAGACATTGTTGCTACGTTCAGCCCCAAACAGAATGTTTTAATCTCAGCAAGGGAAACAGATTTACTGCATGGTAAGAAACCATTTGCAGAAATAAAGATGTTTCCTGTTCCCGGTCGTTTTGAATCGCAAGGTGTCCCCGAAATAATATCCGACCTACAGCAGGAATTAAATGATATCCACAATCAACGGATCGACAACGGTACGATTACCAATGCAGTCATGTTCTGGTACGACCCGAACTCAGATGTTGACCCCGAAATACACCGACCCGGGCCGGGGATGGGATTCCCTGCTGGCCCAAACCAAATTGGAATCCTACAGACAGGAGATGTTAAGTTCTCTTCTTTCAGGGAAGAGGAACTGGTCAGGAGACTCATACAGGATCGTATTGGCGTGTCAGACTTTGCTATCGGAAACGATGCCACGGCAGGACAAAACAAAACAGCTACTGGTGTAAGTGCGATTGTTCATGAGGGTAATCAAAGATTAGAAATGATGTTGCGTAATGTTGCCGTTGGTTTGAACGAAGCGGTACTGCAAACGCTTCAGTTGTTACAGCAGTTTGGTGAAGATGAAATGTATTTCAGGATTGTTGAAGGGGCTGAAACTTCCATGCGTAAGGTTACTGCAAGGGAGATACAGGGTCAGTACGATATAGACATATCTGCCAATACTGTTAACACAAACAGGTTGATGCAGTTAAACGAGATACAGCAACAGTTGGAGCTTGCATTAAGGGCTGGCCCTGAGCATGTGAATGTATCACCGTTGATAAAAGAGTTCATGCGTAAGTCTGGTTCTAAACTAGCTGATGAAATCTCAGTGCCAGAGCATGAAGCGGTGTTAAGAAAAGCGGCTGCTAAACCAGAATTATTGATGGCATTGAAAGAACAGATAGACCAGTTGGCTACGCAGGCAGGGTTGATCCAACCGCAACCCCAAGAAGGGATGCAAGGACAGCAACCGCCTGCCATGCCTTCCATGCCTCAAGCACCTGCTGGTGGCGGTATAGATTTACAGGGAATTATTCAGCAGCTTGGCCCAGTTATACAACAATTGTTTAGCGGTAACGGACAGCCACAGCAACCTGTGCCTCCGCAACCGCCAATGCCACAATAGATGTTAAACAAATATTTGAGAATAGCCAAGTCACCAGAAGAAAAGGATCAGCATTTAAGAAAACTTGCAGGTGTGCTAAACACTCCGCATTGGCAAGAGGTCAAGGAAGAGATGGAAGATGCCTTGATTAAAAGTTATGAAAGATTTAACGGGTGTGAAACATATGAAGATTTCATACGAGTACAAAGTGAGGTGTTGGCAATCCAAAAGCTTGCTAACCTGAACGGACTCATGAAGATTGTCGTTGCGAGACGAGACAGGATTCGTCCCCCTGTAATGATGGGACAGACTAAATAGGAGTAACACTATGCCAGACGGAAAAAGGGTTGTTAACGAAAAAACAATCGTAGAAACCGAGCAGGAATCGGCACCTGCACAAGAAGTAAATATGGACACTGTTGTGAATGATGCATCAGAGATGGGGCATACTCTGCCCTTACATGATGAAATATCTCCGAGTAGGCTTGATTGGTCAGACATGGCTCCAGTAGACGAGTTTGATCGTATTGCCGAAAAAAGGGGTGTTGACTCTCTTGGGGGTCAGGAGCAAAGTCCGCAGGGTGCGGAAGAGCTTACCGACAGTATGTCCAAACGTATCACCAAGATGAAACAGCAAGAGCAGACGAAGCTTGCAGACAAAGATAATGTCATTGCGGAAAAAGATTCAATCATAGCGGCTCGTGAGCAGCAGATTAATCAATTGACGCAAATGGCGGCTGATTATCAGAAACTGCAATCTTCTTATGTACCACCGCAGGGTGATGTCACTGAAGTGGACAACCAGATTACTGAAATGGATCAACGATTACAGGATGAAGGGGACACATACACAGCGGCTGAAGTTGCCCAACATATGCAGAAACGTCAGGATTTGCAGATGAAGCGTTCTGAAACTGCCCATGCACAATCTCAGGCTCAAAATTTGTTAAAACAACAACAGAATCTGAGAACGCAGTCAGACCAATTTGTCAGGGAGAATTATGATTTCATAAATGATTCTAAAAGCGAATATTACCAGACGTTGAAGACACAGGCATATCCAGTGTTGGAAAGTATTATTGGGCCACAATTCAAGAATCATCCACAGGACATGGTATTAGCTGCCGAGCTTAGTAAGCTGATGGTGGACGCAAATAAATACCAACAAATAATGGGTAATCAACCTGCACCACGACAACAAGCCGCACCAATGGCAGGCAATGTCACACCGCAGTCACGACCAAACCAACGGCAACAGTCTACTTTTAGGCAAGCTGCTAATGATTTGCGTGGTGGTGAGGTGGAAGGCTTTGCTAACATGTTGCGTCAGCGTGGGCATAGTTGGAGGCCCTAGTTAAGTAGGAGAATTATCATGGCTCTATTTGAGACATACACAGAAGCGGCAGGTACTGGCGGCGGTGGTATGCGTGAGGACTTGCTGGATGTAATTGTGAATATCTCTCCGACAGAGACTCCGATGTTGAGTGCTTTCAAGAAATCAAAAGCTGTT